ACTGGTGGACTTGCGACATGCTCCCGGCTGTGCCTGCCCATGTGACGGTGGGGGCGGTCTCCGAGCCGGTGACGTAGCAGTATGCCTTCGTGCCTGTTTGCGTCGGGCCGCTCCAGGTCTCAACCACGGTCCACCCGGAGGACCACGTCGGCGAAATCCCCGTCGCGGTAATCGAGCAGGTGGCCAGCAACAGATTGCCGGTGGTCCGGGTCGTTGGCAGCGACGGCGTATTGGTCGTCGCGTTCACCAGATTGATCGGTCCAGAGCTGATGTATTTCGGCCCGGACCATGTCGTCGTCGGTGCAGCCTTAATGGCGTCCACAACAGCCATGTACTGGGTCGTGGAGGTATCCCCAATGAACACATTCTGCGACGCGCCCGATAGCGCGGAACTTAGGACCTTGTACTCGGCATACATGGCTGAGTAGCTGCCGTTGCCGATGAGACCTGCGATTGATGTGAAGCCACTATCGGCAGACGGCACCGAGCTGCCGCCATTCGTCTGGGCGAAGAAGCACAACTCCATGATATTGGCGTTGTTCGTCGAGATACCTGTCACAGTGTGCAATGCTGAGCCGCCGGAGGCGTCAATCGACACAATGGCTGGGAGCGACGCGTTCGTGTCCCACGGCAGCAACAAGTCCGCGCCGTTGACGCCGAAGGCGAACATCTCACCGTAGTTGTTGCTGCCTCCGTTCGTGAACGTCGCTGTAATGGTGTCGGATGTCAGCGCTCCAGGCGAGACCGCCCACCACACATCCACGAAGTGCTGGAAGCTACCGATCCCGCTGATCGGCTGAACCTTGTGCGTGCGCAGCGCCCATTGAAGCCCCGCCCCGTCTGCCATCGTCGAGACGCAGGGCGGCCCATACGGGCCGGAGGTCGTGTAGTTGTTCGTGAAATAGTGGACGACAGCGACAATGATGTCATTCGTCAGCGACGTGGTTAGCGTCGTCGAGACGCCGGAGCCGGTGCCCACCGCGGAACTGGAGTAGCCGTCGAGCGTCAGGGTCATGGCTGGCGCTCCGTCAGGTCTCGGTGATCACTGTCCCCGAATTGATCTGGGGCTGGACGCCGGACGATACAGTGATGCTGGGTGTCAGCGGGCCGCGCCACAAAATCTGACCTGCACCGGATGACGCCGTTCCGATCGAGAAGAACGTCTCGGTCTCGGACCCGCCCGTCGCGGTGACGAAGTCTTGGTTGGCGATCACTGTTGCGGTGTTGCCAGAGACGGTGAAGTTTGCCGACGTGGCCACGATCGCGAGCCGCGCGTAGCTGGTGTAGGCCGCCTCGCTGGTGTTCTGGTAGCCTGCCGCCCCTGGGTCGGCCGTGTGCAGCGCCCAGTAGAGCGTCTGCGACGCCGATCGGGTGAAGGTGATCGCCCCGAGCGTCGCAGTCGTGCCGTTCAGGAACAGCGCCAAGAACTGGTTGGCGAATGTCGTGCTCTTGCCGCCAGACATGGGGCGCTCCTATTACGCCGAGGCGGCGGTGTAGGTGTAGGTGAGCTGGAGAATGTCGCCCGAGACCACTGACTTCGAGGCCGAGAACTGCGCGCCGGAGAACAGCGAGCCGGACGTGCCGTTGATAGTGGCGGTCGAGACCAGGAACGCGCCGTAGACGGTGACGGAGGCGTTGAAGGTGAAGCTCGCCTGGGAGGCCGTGTTGGTGATCTGCTGCGAGGAGGGGACCGCCGAGGTCCACGCCTGCCGCGCGCCCGCCGTGTATGCCGAGACTTCACCCGAGGAAGCGGCGATAGTGGCGGCGGTGTCGGTGGAGAGCACGGTGTAGTTGTTGGAGAACAGGCCGATGTACCAGCTCGTGATCACCGTCTGCGCGCCGAGCGCGGCTCCGAGCATGTAGTTGAGGCCCTGGTTGACCACCAAGTTCTTGCATGAGAACTCGTCGATCACCTTGCCGTCGCGGATGATCCGGCCGTCGTAGCGGCCCACGCCGCGGATTTCGCTGATGGCCTCGTTGATGAGGTCGACCATGTCGGGGGTCATTGTCTCGCTCCTGGAGAACATGAGGGCTCCTCACGGGAGCGGCACGTCATTGTTCCTACACCACTGACGAGACACTGACAACGCCTTGACGCCACTGACATGGCCATGATACCCCAGACGCGAGCAACTTTTATGCGAGGGTCTCATGGCTCAGGTCAGTGCACGCACGATCTCCGAAAGCTCGATCCACGCGGTCATCACCCGCGCTGACGGCACGGTTGAGAACCTCGGCCTGATCTCTTTCCGATCCCGCAACCCCCTCCGCCGCTGGGGCTACCAGCTTGGCCGGCTTCTAGGCATCTGGAGACGCTGATATGTCCGCTCAGACCCAGCAAAACGGGCTCGCCCGCATGACGACGGCGCTGATCGCGCTATCCTGGTGGTTTCAGTGGGGCACTGGCGCGGGCGCGACCTCGTCCGCCAACGTCGTGACCACGACCTCGACGACCGAGGCCCGCGTTGTCGCGACGCCGTCCCAGGTGACGACCACCTCGACCAACGACACGCTCCAGCTCGTCGGCACCATCACGGCAGCCGGCACGCGGGCGATCACCGAGGTCGGCGCGTTCGACGCGGTGGGCACCGGCTCTCCGCCGACCGGCGGCAACATGGACCTCTATGGGTCCTTCACCGTCATCAACCTGAACTCCGGCGACAGCATCGCCTTCACCGTCAAGGTCACGTACACGTGACAACGTCGATCACCATACTGAGTGATCAGGTCACGACCGTCCCGATCGTGTTCAAGAACGCGGGGGGCACGGTCGTCGCGCCGATCGCGGGGGACACCTTCACAGTGGTCTCCAGCTCGGCGAGCCTCGGCGCTGCGGTCGTCGGCGTCGGCAGCGTTGCCGGGCCGTCGCTCGTGCTGACGCCCAAGGTCCTTGCAGGCTCAGGGTATGTGGTGACGGTGTCCGACACCGCCGGCTTGCCGGTGCAGACCCTCACCGTCACGATCAGTGTGGACCCGGCACTTGCCACTCAGTGGTCCTTGACGGTCGGCTCTCCCACCACCGTGACGCAGGCGATCCCGACAAACGCAGGGCCGTAACGCCATGAGCTACACCCTCCTCCAGACGGCATGGGCTGCGTCAAGCGCCTCGCCGGGAGCCCTGCCGGCGGGTGTGACAGGGACGTCGCTGTATGGCCTAGCGACCGCGGCGAAAGTGGCGGCGGTCAACGGGTGGACGTTCACAGGGGCCGTCCCGACGACGATCTATGTCACCGGGGCGCAAGTCGCCAACTGCATCAACTGGACTGAGTTTGCGGCGCTGACGGCCGCGCAGCAGTCGGACCTGTTGGCCCTCCTCAACAGTCCGGGTCCGCTACTGAGCGGCTCGGCGCAACTGGCGCAGCTCCTTCCGGGAATGCTGCTGGCCTACTTCACCAACCACAGCGGCCCGACGATCACGGCCCTAACCGCGTTGGCCGCGGCAGCCGTGCAGCCCTGGACGCTGGCGAACGGCTACGGAGCCGGCATCACCATCACCGACGCGCAACTGGCAGGACTAAGCTAATGGCAAACCGCACAAGCTGGGTAGCAGGTAACGGCGTCGGCCTCACCTGGACCACCGCGTTCAACGCCGGCTCAGGGCTCGACCTCAACGTCGGCCTCCAGAACGGCTACTCGATCCTGGCGTCCTCCACGGCGATCGCCAACGGGACGAACCTCGACCAGTTCGCAGCGGTCTCGTTCGTGGGCGCACTCGGCTCATCGAGCGCGATCGCGGCCGGTGCGAACCTCGCGTTCTGGCTCGCCATGCTCAACGAAGACGGCACGACCTATGGCGACAACCAGTTGACGGCCGGCACGGCGTTCAACGGGACGCCGAGCTGGGGGCCGCCGACCTTCGTCCTGCCGCTCTACGCATCAACTCGAACCTCGATCATCGGTCAGATTTCCGGCGTCGTCTTGCCGCCCACGTCCTTCCTGTTCGTGATGCAGAACAACAGTGGCTTCACGCTTGCGACCGGCACGAGCAACGTCTGCAAATACATCACGTACAACCAGAACCTTAACGACTAACTCCGATGGCCTTCCCTCGGCTCAGGAACCCGCTTGCGTTTCCGGGGACGAAGCCGGGGTTCGACCCGGCGCACCCCGCCTCGCAGAACTGCGTCCTGTCGGCCACCGCGTCGCCCGGCGGAGGCATGATCAACCTGCGCACTGGTGCCCCGTCGAGCACGCTCGGAACAGTGACTTCCTCGGTTCGGACCATCGGCCCAACAATTGGGACGGCCTCTGCCGGTGTGTCGTTCCCACCAGTCCCGACCACATTCAGCTCCTTTACGGCGGCGGCGATCTTCATCCCCCTCAGCGCGAGCGGGCAGAACTCTTTGGTGTTCACAAGTAACGCGAACACGTATAGCTGCTACGGTATGTGGGGCGGCGGCGGTATCGAGTTTAGTAACTTCTCTACCCGGGTCACGTTCGGGCTGCCGGTGCCCACAGTCGGTGTGCCGTACTTCGCTGCTGTCTCGGCGCAGTCGGGGCTCCAGAACGCGATCTTGGTCGACCTGACCACCGGGCGCACGTATACCGGGATCGCAGCAACAACGATGGGCAGCTACGCCAACGGAGCGGTGTTCCCTGTCGGGTCTGGCGGCGGCTGGAGCGCCGGGACCGCCTACATCGCCGCCGCGATGATGGGTAGCGGGTTCCTGACACTCCCGCAGCTCCGGGCATGGGCCGCTGACCCTTGGGCCTTCTGGTATCCCCAGCCCCAACTCTCACTGATGGCGTCCGCCCTCAAGGCGATCGCCGGGGGCACGCAGTACAATCAGACCGTCCCGTGGACGACCACGAGCGCCCTCACAGCCATCAAACAGGCAGGGAAGGCGCAGCCGATCAGCTCCACGAGCGCCCTCACAGCCATCAAACAGGCAGGGAAGGCGCAGCCGATCAGCTCCACGAGCGCCCTGACAGCCATCAAGCAGGCCGAGAAGACGGCCTCCTGGACGACGACCAGCGCGCTCACCGCGATCAAGGGTGTGGCCCACGCCGTCGCGGTCTCGACGACCAGCGCGGTCTCGACGCTCGGCATCAAGGTCAAGCTGGCGCTCGTCACGATCTCGACCGTCAGCGCCTTGACTGTCCTCAAGCAGGCGCAGAAGGCGCAGACCTGGACGACCACAAGCGCCCTGACAGCCATCAAGCAGGCCAAGAAGACCGCCTCCTGGACGACAACGAGCGCCCTCAACGCGCTCAAGGGTGTGGCACACAGCCTTACGCTCTCGACAACCGGCGCGGTCTCGACCGCCGGGATCAAGGTCAAGTTGGCGCTCGTCACGATCTCTAGCTCCAGCACTGTGTCGGTAGTCAAGCGGGTCGGCAAGTCGGTCCTGTGGGGAACGATCGGCGCGCTCTCTGCAATCGGGAACAAGATCACCGGAGGCGTCACGCACCCCCTGACCGTGCTGATCTCGACCACGAGCGCGGTGTCGGTGGCCGCGGCGTGGGCCGCTGGGTTCATCCGCAAGGCGACCCTAACCCTGTTCGGTAGCCGGGCGCGCATGCTATTGTTCGGGCAGCGCACAGCCCTGGAGTTGACTGGCATGAGCACGTATCAGGACGGCAAATTCCACCTGGGCGAGACCTGGCTGATCGCTGGCGTCGCGCGGGACGTGACCGGCGCGATCCTGCCGCTCACAGGCGCGACAATCCAGATGCGGCTAACCGCCAGCGGTGTGATCGCGCTCGACCTCGTGACCCCGACCACCGGGACGATCACCTCAGGGCCGAACGGGACCTACCAGTTCACGATCACCCCGGCGCAGAACGCCTCACTGGCCCTGAACAGCTACGACTACGAGGTGCGGGCGACCCTGGCGGACAGCTCAGTGGCGGTCCTCAACACAGGCAAGATCACCGTGCTACCGTCGAAGTTCGTCAACTGGCCCCCGTTGTAGGCCCAACGAAGTCGCTGTTGGCGGCGCTGGCGCGGATGATGGTGGCTGAGACGTAGTCGCCGATCGCGGCGTTGTTCGTCGGCGTGCCGCCGCTCTGAGCAGCCGCGATGTATTGGTTCATCCCATCCTGCCGGCGATAGAACGCCGCGGCGCTGGTCGCGCTGGGGAAGAACATCTTGCTCTCTGTGATGTTCGTCGTGGTGCCGCCGTCCGAGGCGACGCAGACGCCCTGCGACGTCAGGAACATGAGCGCCACCTGGAGCTGCGTGTCCGCGCCCTGTGGCACCTGCGGAGGGTTGCCCAGTTCGGCCGGGATCAGCACCATCGAGCCAGGGACCACCGGGCTGTCCATCACCCGGTCTTTCTTCCACTCGGGGTAGGTCGCTCCGGAGAGGAAGTAGAGCCCTTCGTCGGTGCCGACGTAGACGCCATCGCCGACCGCACCCACGAGCGTGATGGCCCCCTCGAACTGCTTGTACCCGGCGGTCTTGTCCACGAAGTTGTAGAGCCACGGCTCGGTCGCCCACAGCACATTGCCTTGGGCCAGAAGGATGCGCCCGCGGTAGTAGGCGAGGCTGGTGGCGTTCGGTGGCTTGCCGAGGAGCTGGCCGCGAATTGCCGGCAGGGTCGCAGTCGGGTTGACGACGGGCGACAGCCACAGCTCAGCTCCGACGCCCCACGGCCCTGCTGTGAGCGTCGGCAGGTTGATGATCCCGCTGTCCAAGGCGCTGGTGTAGTAGACCTGCGGGCCGACCTGGGCGTAGGCGAGCCCGAGGCCGACGCCGGCCGCCGGGTTTGTGCCGATGCCTGTCTGGAGCGCGAGGAAGCTGTAGTCCTGGTGCAGAACACCGAGCGTACCGTTGATGACGGCCAGCGTATGTCCTCGGCTGGTGTTGAACAGGCTGTGCGCATTGCCGGAGACTTTCTGGGCGAAGCCGCGCCGGCGCGAGACCTGGCCGCCATCGTCGAGCGTGACGTTGCGCGCCCGCACAAGATCGCGAGGGCTCAGGCGCTCCGGCTGAAGGGTGTTCTTGAGCCCGTCGAATTTCGCGAGAACGATCGGGTCGCCCGGCTGCGGGGCGTTGGGGTCAGGTTTCATCTGAGGCATGTGTCACCCGGTCACAACTAAGGCAGTCGGGGCGCGCCGCCAGCACCTCCTCCAACCGCTTGCGGAGGATTTGCACCTCCGCTGTCAGGTCGCGGATGCGGGACTCATAGCCATCCATCAGCGTGCGAAACCGCTGGGTCAGGTCATCCTCGTGCGCAATCTTCTTGACCTCGCGCTCGCCTTCGCGCCGCTTTTCAGCGATCTTCTCGTTCGACCGGGCAATGTGAACAGCCGCCGCCCAGCCGCCAAGGCCCCCGACAAGGGGGCCGATGACATCGTGAATTGAGAAGCCAAAGCTGGCCAGAAGCTCGAACATCGGAGGGCACCCCAGAGCCTCAGATGTAGCACGCCGGGTCAGTGTACGGAAGCCCGCGACTTGCGCGTCGCCCAGCGCGCGATCTTCGGGTCGATCGGGATGCCCTGGATGCGGTCTTTCCTGATCTCGGCGGCGACGTAATCCTTCGCCGTGCGGATGATCTCGCGGCTCACACGGAAGCCGCAGTCGCGCATCGCCTTCTGCGCCCACCGCTCGGCCTCGTACTCGATGACGTGGCTCGGCTTCTTGGTGCCGGTGTGCAGCCGCGCGTGCGCGACTTCGTGGAAGTAGACGTTCAGGGAGTAGTCGTCGCAGACCAGCGGAATGAAAATCGTCCGTTGACCCCAATCACACACACCCGATGCGCCGGGCTGCTGTGCGCCACCCATCTTGACCCGCCATCCGCGGGGCTTGTAGGCGTGCATCAGTTGGCGCGCACGAGCTGGTGTGACGACGCAGGGCATGGGTCAGCTCGCCTGCCCATAAATCTTCGCCCAGTTCTGCGGTTCTCTCAGCGGGATAATACCATAGGAGCAGTCACCCGCAGCCCCCACAACCATAGCGGCGTCGCCGTTTGGTGAGACGACGGCGATGAACTTGTCGAGGGTGCTCGGGATTTCCGTACCACCCTTCTCCGCATTCAGCTCCTTGAGACGCTTGACCTGATCGGCGTTGAGGACGATCTGATAGCCCGGCGGCACACCTTCAAGCACCTCTCCGAGCAACTGACCGGGAGGGCACGTGCGCGCCGAGGGCTGCGCCGTCCACCGAGTGGAGTACCCAGCGAGTGCGAGTAGCCCCACAACCAGTATTAGGCTGGCGATAGCGTCCGATCTAGCACTCATATCCGTGTCTCCTCAGTGTAGTCCGCACGATCGAGGTCGTCTACGCCCACACCGCGCAGGTCGTAGGACATCAGTGCAAGGGCGTTCCAGGCAACGAGGGCGAGGTGGTGGCAGCCCGTGCCCGGCCGCCCTTCCGCGTCCGGCTGGTCGTCGTAACGGTGGCCTCGGAGGAACTTGTTGAGGTGTCGGCGGAGGGGTCCGGCGACGTGGGACCAGTCCATTCCTCGCTCCCAGTTTCGGGCGGCGTACTTGTTGGCTCCGGCGGTGAGGACTTGTCCAAGAGCCCACTCCCATTCGGGAGGGATGAGTTCGAGACGATTTTTACCCGTGTCATAGCGTAGTCCTTTGTTGTCGACGGGAGGCCGCTTACCGGCCGCCATCGCGTCTCCCAGGTCGTCAATGACCGGCTTCATCATCACTTCAGACATCTCGGAACTCCTTCAGGTCAGTGCGTGGAACGCGTCGAGGAAGACGCTCTCAGCCAGTCGCGGCTCCCAGCAGTGGATCGTGATGTCGAGCGGTTCGGGCTCGAAGTCCCACGGTGCCGGCGGCGCGGACATCAGCGCATTGCACTCGTTGATGAGGATGCGATTGTCGGCGTCCTTGACTTCTTTCGGCATCTCGGCTGGGAGCTGGTAACGCAGGCCGATGACACGCATCAGCCGCGCTTCCGCCTCGGCATAGCCCTTCAGGAACGGCTTGATTGGGCGCGGAACATCGACGAGATACGCCTCCGTCGCGTCATGGAGCAGGCCCCACAACTGAAGCTCCTTCGGCAGCGCAGTCGCGACGTGGATGCTGTGCTCAGCCACCGAGTAGAAGCGCTCGACGTGCCCCCCGAACCGGCACAGCAGGGACAACGCATGCGCGATGTCTCGGATGTCGATCTCCTCCACACGAGGGTCGAGCGGCCAGAACTGGCGGCCTGTGAACGTCTGCATCCAATTACCTTTGCGATCAATCATTGTCTTAGTCCTCTTCAGTGGGTCAAACAAGTTCTGCGACTTGTCTCATTATGAGCCCGCGATCCTTGTGGTAGGTCCAGGCAGTCAGCTCACGGCCAGCAGTGTAGCCATGAGAATTGGCATACGCGTCGGCAGCGCAGATCGTGCGCAGGGTCTCCCATCGCGCCCCCAAGTCTTCTCCTGCGCGGGTGTGGTGGATGTGGCCGGACCACGCCTGGCGGACCTTGGTACGGCCCCATATCTGCGGCCAGCGCGCGGCCATGACACCGGGCAACCGGTCTGGCTTGACCTTGTGGCCGTGGTTCGCGGCGAGCATGCAGACGCCGTGCTCGTAGACCCAGAAGTCGCTCGGGTCGTCGTCCACCGTCACGCGTGGGTTGTTCTCGAAGAGGAGCCCCATGGCGATCGCGATGAGCTGCGCCGTGTCTGGGTCGTGGTTGCCGGGGAGCCCGCGGTAGATCACTTGGTCATGCTTCGCGAGCGCCATATGGATCAGGTCCACCCGGAGGCGCATGGCCTCCTTACCGATCTTCGGGAACCGACCATCACTGTCGAGCTGGTTCTTGCCCTCGGGCGTCAGGTTGTCTTTGCCGTTACTGTGCGTCTGGTCGCCGAGATCGAGCACCACGCCGACCTTTGAACCAGGTGTGCAGCCCACCAGCGTCGAGGCGGAGCCGAGAATGGTCTCGCGGGCGATCTTCAGGTCCCATGGCACGCCGGTCTCCCGCCCCCAAGCAAGCATGCCGATGTGCAGATCGGACGTTGGATAGACTGTCAGGAGTTCGTCCGTGTATGGATAGGACGGCTCCGCGATAAACTCGGACTTGCCACGGAACTCCCGGAAAATCTCGATCAGGTCTTCGCGGGTCTGAGCGCTCTCAGAGAGCTTTGTCTTATACCAACTGTCGCCATGCCTGATCGTCGTGCGTTCGAGGATGTGACCTGGCGGGAGCGTCAGCTCGTCGTCCGGCTGCTCGGGCCGCTGGACCACCGATGATCCGTCCGCCTCGCGCGTCGTGACCTTCGTGATCTCGAAGCCGGGAAGCACCGGCCGAAAGCCCAGCTTGCCTTCCTGGGACGCGCGCTTGAGAATAGCCCGGACGGTGTTGTAGCCAATCTCGTGTTTGGTCGCGATGGCCTGGTGCGTCCAGCCTTCCGTGTGGAGCCGGATCACCTCCTCGACAACCGCTGGGGGGGTGGACGCGCCCATCATTGACGCCTCCAGCAGCCGGCGCGGACCCCGCGCTCGAAGTGCTCGCTGATCCGCTCGTCACCCGCCTTTGTGGTGGCGCGGACGTCAAAGAGGCTGTCGGTGATCACGCCGCAGGGACGGTCAACGGGCTGGACCGACGCACACCCCTGTAGTCCGATCCCAATCGCCACCATGAGCGTAGCAAGCGCGAACCGCGTCGTCGCCCTGCTGGGCCTTGGCACGTTCCTGATCATTAGCTTTCTCCACGTTCTGGATGGCGGCGCTCTCGCCCTCGGAGTAGATGTGGTGGTACTCGTAGGCTCCGAACGCGAGAGCCGCGGCGGCCAGCCCGGCGTAGGCCAGGGGTCGCCAGTTGCTCAGAATAAGCGAGAGGATCGCGAGCATCTTAGGTTGCCTTCAGTGTCGTGACACTGACTTGGGGACGCCCTGCGTCGGCGTCAAGGTTCACAGTCGCAGTTGCCGAACCTTTTTCTGCGGCGGCGCGCACCTTGTTGATCGACTGCACCACGAGCCCACTGACCGCACCCACAGCGGCGAGCCCGCCGAGGATGTAGCCGAGCCAGCCCGCATGCGGGAAGGCGGCCTGAACCGGCTGGAGCTGGGTCGAGGCGTTGGCCGCGACCGCGCCGGTGGTGGCGGCGATCGTGGTGGCATGAGCGGCGACCTCCGCAACCTGGGACTTCTTGATGTCGGTGACGGGGGCCTTCTTGTGCCCTCCATCCGCCGTGACGTCGACAGCCGGGGGCTCGTCAGCCTCCGCCGCCCAGGCGTCCGCGGTCTTGAGCCCGTTGGCGATGCGAGCGTGCCAGCCAGGGCCGAAATACTTCCATGTCGTCAGGTGCTGGAGCGTGGCGAGCCGGCGCGAGCAGTACGCGCCGATCAGCGCCTCCAACGTCGCCGCGTCGCCAGCAGCGTCCTCGATCGCCTGGAGCGTCTTGGTGCCGATCAGGCCGTCGATCGCCGCGTCGAGGTGCCCCTCGGCAGTGAGCGCCTGCTGGAGCCACTTGCCGGACTGGCCGGGGCCACTGTTGACCGCGCCGTCAAAGACCACGAGATCGAGACCAGTCGGGAGCTTGTCTCCCTGGACGACGTCCCAGTACCGGGTCTGGTAAATCTCCTCGACCTCCACGTCGGTGATCTCGAAGACGTCCTTCTGAGGCTCACCACGCGAACGGAGGTAAGCGTTGAACGTCGCCTGCGTGATCCCCTTATTGGTGCGCCCGCCGGGATCGTGGGCGTCCTCGCACTTGCCGCCTTCGTAAACGAGGATGCGCGGAAGCGCACGGGCGAAGTCGTCTTTCATGTCAGTGCTCCTCAGTAGTAATAGAGGACATTCAGGATGCCGCCAGCGACGGCGTTAATGGCGAGGACGGCGTTGAGGTTGCCGGTGTAGGTGAAGGGGGTGTTGACTGGGAGCAGCCAGCCGACCGACGTGGTCGGCGCGGTGCCGTCGTCGCGGATGCGGATCGCCTGGACCTCGGCGCTGAAGACCGCGTACTTGGCGCTGGCCGGCGGGGTCAGGGCGGTGGACACAGTGGGGGTGATCTGCTGGTAGCCGCAGGGGCGGCCGATATACGGCGCGCCGTTGGCATACTGGCCGTTAGCTTGGGCTGGGGTGCCGGTCATCGAAGGAACTCCGCAGGCGTAACCTACAGTGTTCCTACACTGACATCACGGAGGTGGCAAGATCAGAAGGGCTACTCGTGCGAGTTCGCGTAGCCGATCATCCCGCGAGCGCCAAGGTCGCGCGGGGTCACGCCCGGCGGCAGCCCGATCGCGGAGGCGCGAGAGCGCATCTGGATCGCGCGCTGGAAATCGGCGAGCGGCGGCAGCAGCCCTGGATGCTCCTGCTGGGACAGTGCGCTTTGGCCACTCCAGTATTGGAAGTTATTCTGGTCGCCACGCTCGTATGCCTGCACGAGGTGCTGGGTGATGTTCTGATCCTGGATTTGCCTGCGCTGCTCAATCCCTGAGGCGACGCTGCGGACCTCACTGTACTCGGCCTCTTTCGCCGGATCGACGCCGATCGCCTGCATCAGCATGTCCTGCGCAGTCGGCGTCAAGGTCTGGCCGTTGATCTTGAGGGGCATGCCGGACTTGTCGCGGTAGCCGTACTTGGCGAGCTGGGCCACCTCAACCGGGCCGCGGAGCCCCTCGGGCGCGAACTTCTGGAGCCCGCGCAGGTAGTCGCCGTTGGCGATGTCCCTCATCCCAAGCGCCATGTTCGACATCATGCCAACCGGCGCGCCCGCCAAGCGCTTCAGCCAATCCTTCTCGGCGTCCTCGAACTTACGCTTCTCGGTGGCCGCCATCAGCGCTTCGCTGATCCCTGGCGCGATCGTACCCTCGCCGAGGTGCGAGAAGTCCGCACCTGCGAACCGCGGCGCGCCGCGCGCGATCGCCTCACCCACCGGAGCGCCAAAGACGTCGGTCAGGTGGCTGCGGTAGGAGGCTATGAAGTCGTGCGTCGGGTCGTTGGTCGCCCAGTCCGCGAGCTTGTCGGCGACCGAGGCGAGCACGCCGACCATCGGCAGTCCGAGAGTGCCAGCGAGGACCGTCATGGCGGTCAGGTGGCCGTAGAGGAAGCTGCGCGCCTGGGCGCGCTCCGGGTCGCTCCACTCGGTGCCGCGCGCTGAAGTGAAGCCCTCCTCGAACGAGCGGTAGAGCTTGTGGGTCAGCTCGGTGCGGAACCGCCAGAACTGTGTCATCAGCGGGGCCAGCTCGCCGAGCGGGCCGGCGCGCGACATGATCCGCGGCATGGTCGCCGGGTCGTAATTGAACTGGCTGCCGTCCACGACTTTGTCCACGAAGTCGTCAAGCGGACCATCCAGCTTTTCGCCGCGCCACGCATCCTTGGCAGCGAGCGCCATCTGGACGCGGGGTTGAAGTTCGCAGTACCGGGTGTACGCTGTGGAGTAGGCCGCCAGCTTCTCGCGCCAGCCACCGCTCTGCTCTTTATTTGGGTCGTCCATCAGCATGGGAGTGAACGACGAAGATGTCATCTTGCCGCGGTTGTCAGCGCGCACGAGGAACTCGGCGTTCTCCTTCGAGAGTCCGGCCTTCTGGAGGCTATCGACACGCATACCGGCGGACGTCCAGTCCGGGTCGCTCATCATGCCCTTGAGCGCCTTGATGACGTCGCCGCTGACACGGCCGATCGACTTCGCCGCACCTGCGTAGCCGACGCGGCTGCCTAGTTCGGGTAGCCCGAGGGTGGCGTTCTGCGTCAGCAGGGTGAGCGCATAGCCGGGCGAGGCCAACTCGAACAGGTAGGACAGGCCCTTAGTGGCGGCAATGAAGCCGTTCGGCTGGCCGACCGGGCGTTGAGTGTCGCGGATCAGGAGCTGGTTGAGGGCGTTCTGCGCCATCTCTTTGTGGACGATCAAGGCGTCCGGGTCCTTCTTGAGCGCCGTCATCTCGGCGCGCATCGCCGACAATGCTGCGCCCTTCTCAGCGACCGTGCTCATGTTCGCGAGCAGCCGACCGTAGGCTTGCGCGCCCTGATGCAGACCGACGCCAATGTCCTTGGAGTAGCCTTGAACGTCCTTGCGCTCAGCCGAGATTTTTGCCTGCGCGCTCTCCGGCAGCACATCCATGAGCTGGCGGGTCAGCTCGGTGATGTTGCGCTCATGGGCCGCGTTGACGCGTTCGGCCTCCTCCGGGCTCAGGCCCTCGACGTCCGGGGCGTTCTGGCGCGCGGCCTCGATCACCTCGTTGAGCATCGTCGGGCGCTGGCCGGTCTTCAGCTCTTCGGCAAGGCCGGAGCCGATCTCCGCATCCTTACCAAGCGTCTCGGCAAAAGCGTTGTGTAGTCTCTGCGCCTGCTCGCGGGTCTCCATCCGGGCGTAAAATTTGGTATTGTCGAGCAGCGGGTTGACCTTAAGGCCATACTCATCGAGGACCGGGCGCAACTTGTCGAGCGTCGCTTGGTCCAGCCGGCCGGTTGCGCCGGTCGGGAGCTGGGCGGAGACGAAGTAGTCGCCTGTCCGGCCGGAGCGGAAGTAGGGGACGCCGGACTGAATGCGCCTCAACTCTCCGGTCGCGATGCCGTGCATCTGCTCCAGGCCGACCCGGCGCTCGGGATCGAGCTTGGCGCTCTTGTCAGTGTCAAGGTAGTCCCTGATCCCGGCGAGGCGCTGCTGAAGCTCCTGCACAGCCTTGTCGCGCCCGACGAGCGGATTGTTGTGGCTGTCGTTGTCGAACTGACGGTCGTGCGCCAGATCGTTCTGGAAGCCCTCGGTCAAGCCCTTCTGGTCGAACTTGAAGTCCTTGACGTAGTTGTGGAGGGACTGCGCGAGCATGAAGGCCCGGTGCCCCTGGTTCATGGCGATGAGCCCCTCATAGGCCCCCTTATCCTCCGGGCTCGCGGCCATGTACTCGCGGTGCGCCTGGGCGTACTCGCTCATGAGTTCCGGTGATTGGCGCACCGAGACCGGCAGCTTGTCCGGCGTCAGCCGGGCGTCGATACCGATCCGGGTCGCATCAGCGACCCTAGAGAGCCGGGCCTGTCGATCAGCCGGGAGCGCGTCGAAGCCGCGGAGAGGCACCACATCCGCCTTGCTCCATGTGTTCAGCCTAGCGTCGTTGAGCACGGCCGCGCCGAGGAACCGCTGCGCGCTTTTGACACCGAAGCGCTCGGCAAGCGCGTTGGCGATGTCGGTGCCGTTGCGCGCGATTAGGAGCGCCTTCTGCGCGCCGACCTTAAGGCTGTCTCCGAGGCCGGAGAGCTTGTCCCGCACCTGCTCGGAGGCGGCGACCGCGTCGTGTGTGACCTGCTCCAGCCCGGCTGGCTTCAGCCGCAAGCTCGCCTGCATAGGGCCCTGGCCAGCGCGCGGGAGCTGCGCGTCCTCGGTCATCAGCCGCTGCCCGGTCTCCATCACCCGGTCGAGCATGGTGGCCTTCGAGCCCTGCACCCCGAACAGCTTGGCGACCGTGTTCTTGAATGCCTGCCACATGCTGATTTTCCCCTCAGGTGCGGGCGTGGCGCGCAGGAAGTCGCGGAAGGTCTCGTTGGTGAACGCCTCCGCGATAAACTCCTTGGGGTTGCGCATGCCGTACATCTCGTTGTTCGGCGACTGCGCCTTCATGTAGTCGAAGTGGCCCTGCATCTCCTGCGCAGCCAAGCCACCGGCGTCGAAGCCGCGGACGGTGGCCGAGTGGATGCCTTCGTGCAGAAGGTTCCGCGTGAAGTCGTTGACGCCGGGAAAAACGTGGACCGTGTCGGTCGTGTGATCGTAGGCCATATCAGCGGTCTCGCCGGGATGTAGCCCTGCGAACTGCTCGCTCGACTGATCGCCGCCAGCCTGCACCTTCGGGTCGATACCCTTATCAGCCAGCATCTTCGCGACGGTTTTGAAGAGGCCGCTCTCACCGTTCTGGGCGATGTACTGGAAGCCGTCACGCGCGGACCCGCGCGCCGCCACGACATGCGCCGCATCGACGTCGCCCTGGGTGACGCCGCCGCCAGCGTGGAGCGAGGCAAACAAGTTCGGGTCCTGCATCGCGAGACTGGTGCGCGTCCGATTGATCATATTCTCGACGGCGTTCTGGTGCGCGTCGATCGCGCGCTGCGCCTCCGGGCTGAACTTCTCGTACTGCTTATCCCATGTCGGGGACTGAAGCACGATGTCCTTGTCCACGCTGCCGTTCTTGGCAGCTTTGGTGACGAAGTCGTTCAGCAGACCTTTCTGCTCCTCGATGCCCTTCCAGAACGCCGCGTTGATGCGCGGATTGGCAGACGCGGTCATCCTGCTGAGCGAGCCTAGCGTATCCTTGACCGGGTTGGACAGTGGGATCGCCGCTTGTTCAGTCTGACTGGGTGTTTCAGCGTTTGTTGAAACCGGGGGCGCAGCCTTAGTGATCTCTGCCGCACGCACTTTCGCGGCTACGCTCGGCTGAAGTCCTGCCTCCGCGGAAGGCTTCTCGGTGATCGGCTTCCCAATCTCGTCGAGGACGCCGAGATGCTGGCCGGCGGCGATCACGGCCTTGTTGGGGAGGCCATCAGTCGCGTCGAGCTTGGCGAGCACAGACTGCTGTGCCGCTTCAAGGGGGGTCTCGGCAGCCTTAGGCGTCGTGTCCAGCCACGGCAGCTTCTTGCCGACCACCTGCTCGGTCGAGGCTTTGACCTCTTCGGGCGCGGCGGCTGCAAGGGGGTGTGCGGGGGCGACCGGGCCAGCGGCTTCGGTAGGCTGCGTCGGGGCGTTCACGCGCGAGATCGCGCCGGCGTCAAATGGCGACGGATGGTTCGGCGGCCCGCGAGTGCCGTCCGCGAACTGGACTTCAAGCGGGGCTTGGCCTGAGGGTGCCACAGGCGGGCCGGGCGGGGGCGGCTTGTTGGCTGGCGCGACAGTGCCATCCGGCCATAGGAGCATGCCGTTGCCGATTGGCACCGCGGCCACAGTCGGCGGGAGTTGCCGCGTACCGCTGGCCTCGGCCTCCTGCATCTTCTGGCGGAAGTACAGCTCGTAGGCCATCGAGCGAGCGGTCTGAATGTCTGGCTCGTTGCGCACGCCGGTGAGCAGCCGCTCCAGCGGCATGTCTGCGAAAGGCCGCGTCGGCAGCGCGAAGCCTGGCTGAGGGATCGCAACGTCGGCCGGAGGCACACCAGGCTCGCCCGGCATGTTGATCGGCTCGCCGGCCGCGGTGTGTGCTTCGGGAGCCGCAGCCGGCGCAGGGAGCGCAGCCGGGTTGACGGGATTGGCGAGCGCGGGCTTCTCGACCGGGGCCGGCAGGCCCTCCATCGCCATCTGATCGGTGCCGACCGGGCGGGGTAAAGCGCGCTGCGCGCCGAGCTGATCAGTCGCACCGGGCGCGGGAAGGAGGTTCTCGGGGGTCTTCCAGGTGTCGTAGGTGATCTGCTTCGGCGCACCCATCTGGTCCGTTGCGGCTGGCGGCGGGAGCAGCTTCTGTGCGCCTGGGGGCTGCGTCGCCTCCTCGGTCGCCTTCAGAAGGTCCGCGTTGGTTGTGTTGGTGGGGTTCTTCTTGGCGAGCGCGTGGACGCCTGCACCGAACAGCGCTCCGGTCGCACCGCCGGTCAGGACAGTCTCCAGCATCTCCTGCGCGCGACTTGCGATCGGTCGATCGGGATCGCCCATCTGCTGGGCGATCGCGTCTTGGCCGGCGCTGGCGGCACCCTGATAGCCTGCCTGCGCGGCAGCAGCGTGCGCTACGCCACGCCATCCTGCCTGGACAGCGGGCTTGGCGACCGAGCTGAGCAGGCGCTCCATCGGCAGCGCTCCGACCGCGGCTTCCGGGACGCCGAGCAGGGCCGACTTGGCGGCCTCGCCTCGGGTCACATCCTCACCAGTATACTTCTCCTGGGTCTGGACGTTGCCGCCGACCGCAAGGGGGTAGCTGAGCGCACCGGCGACGCCGCCGGCAAGCAGGCCGCCCGCCGCGGTTGCGGGTGCGACGCCTGCGAGGAATGGTGCGGCGAGCGAGGCCCCCATGATCGGGAGTGCCGAAGGTAGGCCCTTGACCACACGGTATGCGAGCCCGCTCGGGCTCCATGCGCTGGTGTTCTCCCAGTCGGGGTTCTCGTTCTGCGCAGCGAGGGTTTGCTGTTGCTTGGCCCAGTCGCCAGCCGCCTGCGCGACGCCAGGCGCGCCGAACATGGTCGCCCCAGCCTTGACTGCGCTGCCGATCTGGCTCATCGCCTCCCGAGCGCCGCCGCCAAGCGCCGACGACAGCATGCCGCCGGTCCCGGACGGTCCTGGGACCATTCCGGGCGAGGGCTGCCGGGCCTGAGGCATGTAGTCGATCAGGTTCGGCGCGGTGGACCCAAACGGCGTTTGCGGGTCGGCCATAGCTTACTGTCCTGTGCCGTCAGGCGTGACCATGCCGGGCTGTGGGTTGTAGCTGTTGTTCTGGCCGGCTGGCGTGAACGCCCCACCAGGCACAGCGAGCAGCTTGATGAGTGCCTGCACCTGCTCGGGCGGCTGGCCCTCCATCGCCATCTTGAGCGCGAGCGCTGCGGCCTGCTCCTGTGTACTGTACTTCGGTGTGGCCGCCACCATTTGATAGAACGCCGATCGCGGCACCTTGCCGGCGAACTGCTGGACATACTCGTCCTCGGTGTAGTGGTGGGGGTTCGCCGCAGCGTGCTCGGGAGTGCCGAAATCCCCTTGGCCGTATCCGTGCTGAGACGTAAGTTGCCCATTGTTGAAGGTTCTGACGTGTGTTGGCCCCCCAGGCGAGTCTCCATAGACTGTAACTTGTCCGGCAGGATCGCCTCCGCCGGTGGCTCCGCCGACATTGGTCGCGTAGTTGGTCCTGAGGAACGTCGTGTTCGCAGGGTCGGTGGTCGGGTTCGGCACCGGGTCGGAAGGCAGCTTTTGCGGACCCGTAGCCACCGCGTGCGCGGTGTTCGCGGAAGTCGTGCCGTGGAAGAGGCCCTCCATACGGCCGACCAGATACGACAGCGCGTTGCCGGCGGCATGCTGGGGGTTGATCGGCACAGGATCGACACCAGAGAAGCCGGCGGAGGCTGGTGCGGCGGGGTGCGTCGCTTGATTGACGGCGGCGTCGAAGTGGTTGATGCCTCCATGCCAGTCAGGGGCCGGGCCTGCCGGGGTGAATGGGTTCGCGATCGGGGCGCTGGACCCGCCGCCGAGGAGCGACGGCGGCTGCGCAGCCGGAGCCACATAGCTCGGCGTCGAGCCGCCAGCAGCGATCGCGCGCTGGTTCAGCGCCATCGAGGGGTTCTGCTGATCGAGCGCAGACCGGATGCCTGTGTCGGTCGGCACGCTCGCGGTGCCGTCAGCGTAGTGCTTGGGCCGAAGCATGCCCACGCGTGCGTTGACCATGTGCGCGGCCGGCGGCGCGGCCGGCTGCACGACGTCGCCCTGGCCAGTGTTCTGGGACGGCTGAAGCAGGTTGACGGCGGCCATTGTTATGTCTCCCAGGACCACCCATTACGGCCGAAGCCCCATTGCTGAGGCGTGAACATCTTCCGCAGGGCGTCTTTCTTAGCTCGCAGGACCGCTGCATCGAACCGGGTTGCGAACTTGTCGGCCCGACCCGCGGCGTCTCCGCCTGCGATGTCAGTGTCCACGTTGCTAAGCGCAAGATATGCCGCCCAATCCAGAATGTCGAGATGATGAGCCGCAGGGATTTCGAGATAGGCTTCGAGGTTGCTGACCACCAGATCGTTGATTGGCTCGCGGATCACCCGCATCTGGCCGACGATCCCGTCGTAGGGCGACGCGATAGTGGGGTAGAGCAGCAGGTTCATCGCACCGAAGCTGCCGTTCCTATCGGGCAACAGGTCCTCATCGGTGGACCATGCCACAGGCTTGCCGGGCGGCAGGTTGTCGAGCAGCGCCGCGTTCCAGAACAGCATGTCGGGGGGATTGAAGGCGTTGAAGTCGGCGTGGCCTGCACGCACGAGGTCGGCGTTGTCGGCCGGGATGGCGTTGGCAACGTTGCCCTGCATCCTGATCGACAGCACCGCGATCACGGAGGGGTCGAGCGGGTAAAGGTTCTGACCGTTGACTGTGGTGATCTGTGTCACCGCGGCGGTGCTCCCGTCGCGGATGCAGAGGCTCTCGCGCGCAAACTTGCGCTGAGCCTCGTTGAGGTAGTTCACGAGGGTCTGATCAGACCACAGGTAGTCCGAAGAAGCCCCGGCGATCTGGTCCGATCGGTCATGCAGCCGATTGGCGCGCAACTCGTAGAGCAGCGCGCCGAGTTGCCAGCCGGGCATATCGGTCTCCTATTGGGCGGCGGCCTCTTGCTTCTCCAGCTCGTCGGCGTAGCCATGGAAGGTGTAGGGGTACTTCAGCTTGTTGCGCCACTCGACCACCTGGAGGGTGTCCGGGTTCTGGACCGCATAGCCCTCAACCGCATTGTCGAGGACGTCCTTGAGGCCCTCCGGCACGTTCGTTCGGACGCCGGGCCTCAAGAGGAACCACGCGCCGTTGACGCCGAAATACTGACCACCGCGCTGAAGGTCCTTGCTCTCGGAGAGCGTCAGGATGATCCGGCGCGGTTTGACGTTCGGCTGCGCCTTCTCGCCTGCGGAAGGTCCGGGGGCAGCCGGGCTAGCCTCAAAGCGAGAGCCGGCTGTAGCGGACATAATGATCCGCATTGCCTCCGCCTTCGCCGCGTCGATGATGGCGTCCGCGCTCTCGCGGGCGTCTTCCTTCTTCTTGGCTTGAATATCGAGAGCTTGTGCCATGGTTCGGGTCTCCGCTTATGCAATCGGGCCGGTGTAGCCGGGGCTGACGCACGTGGCGGAGCCGGGGCCGGTGATCGTGAGGACGACTTCACGCCAAGTGTTATTGGCGAGCGTCATTGTGCCTGTGAGGGTCCACCCGCCGGCAGACTGGGTAATCGTCGCGATCTGACCAGTGCCAATGTTGCCAATCGTCAGCACGACCTGCGCGCCAAGTGTCAGCAGATAGGGGTACGCCGCCTGAAGCGACGCAACCGAGGGAAGCTGCGCATTGAACCCTACGCCGTGCGCGCCCGTCAGGTTCACGGTGGTGAGCATGTCACCAGCGACTTGAACCGGCGTCAGCAGGACCGGCGACGCCACAGACGAGTTCGTGGAGAACGAGGTGATGTTGAGGATCGGCGCGGCGATGTCGGCTTCGACCGGTTGCACGTCGAGGATGGATTGCACGGGGTTGCCGAGCATGTCGTGAACGATAACGGCACCCATAGGGGCCTCCTGTTGGGAAAGAGGAGAGGGGCCGAAGCCCCTCGATTACGCCTCGATGCGGAAGCTGACGACGTCGGCCGCGGTGAAGATGCCGGAGGCCAGTGACACGTAAGTCACGTCGCCGAGACCGCCCGAGTAGTCCGCCGTGTCGACGATCGCCGAGCCGGTGTTGACCGAGATCGCCGGGGTCGCCAGCTCTTTCTTGGTATCGGTCGCCGGAGCGCCGTACATCCAGGTGAACTCGGCGAACGTGGTCCAGTCGATCACCGTGACTTTGGTCGGCGCGAAGCCTACCGGGATGATCGTCTGGTTCGCGCCGGTCGGCACCGTGAAGTAGCCGGCGAGCAGGTCGGCCGTCCCATTAAGGAACGTGTTGCCGAGCACCAGGTTGAACGAGTTGCCGGCAAGCGGGTTCGAGGTGAACGGCGAGGCGAAGGTCGCCGCGACCGCACCGGAGACCGCCGAGGTGGACTGCGAGGTGATGTTCGCAGGCACGATGCCGAACGCCTGAAGCGGGCCGGGCGGGACATACGTGACGGGGAACGAGCTGATGTGCAGGCTCGTGTCGATGACGTTGATGGTGGCCATTGTGCCCTCCTATGGGCGGGAACGAGAAGCGGGAAAGGGGGCGCTAGGCCCCCTCAGGATTACGCAGTGGCGGTGACTTCGAGGCGGGCCATGAAGGCGTCCTGAAGGATCACCGTCCCAGTCCACAACTTCCAGCCGACCGTGCCGCGCTGGCCGAGCGGGTCGCCCGGAGCCGGCTTCGGGTTGACGACCATGGGCGTCATGCTCGACTTGCCCTTCAGGGGCACGATGCCGTAGGCGTCGCGGCCGAAGATGAGCACCGGGTAGACGTCCGGGTAGGAGCCTCCGGTCGAGCGCTGCGAGGTCACGGTGACGCTGGTCGCCGCGTTCTGCCAAGGCACGATCACAGTGGACAGCAGGTAACGGACCTGCTCGACAGCGCCGATTTCGCCTTCCCAGGGGGAGGTATGCGGGCCGTACTTGGCCACCGGGATGAACCCGACCATGTTGCGGATGTCGCTTTCGAGGTCCGGGTGGACGACGGCGACGTAGGCGGCTTCAACCGAGGTCGTATTGAACGCCGGCGTCGAGGCGACCACCTTGGTGATCTTCTTGGCGTTCTGGCGGTTCAGGCCGGTCGTGACGCGGCGCTGGTCGGTGAGCGTGATCGGCCCAGCGACCGTGGTGCGCCCGGCGACGTTCGCCTGATACCAGACGTTCGTGCCAGCCTTAAGCACGTTGAACCGGAGGTTCTCGACCGTGACCGCGGCTTGCTCGCCGAGGATTTCGGTCATCTGCGCCAGGACCGGGTCAGTGTGGGTGTCCACAATGACGTCGGTGATCGTGGCGAAGTCGCCGTACTGCGCGAGCTGCACAGTGTAGTCGTAGTTCGCAAGCAGCGAACCCGAGGGCGTCACGCCTTCAACCAGCGGCACAGTGCTGATCGGGATGAAGAACGGGTTAGAGCCGACGTTGCCGGTGGCGTCGGGACCGGCCGAGCCGGCCGCGCCCTGGAGGTAGTAACGCCGGAACTTCGCGGTCTGGGTAGACTGCGTCGGAAGAGGATAGGTCTGGCCGAACTTCTCCAGATGGAGCAGCGGCAAGGCGCGCTCCAGCATTTTCACGACACTGTACGCGGCAACTGCCGGCGAGATGTCGCCATAACTCGTGATCGCAACCATTGTAGTAGCTCCCTGAGGCTACGTGTTAAGCCTTGGTTGCAACCCAGTGGTCGAATGCGTCCTCGAAGTTTTCGGGCGCGCTGGTGGTCACAACCGTCGATCGTCTGGAGACGACTGGGGCCAGGGATGCAGCCGCTTGCTTGGCCGCCTCGGACAGCTCGTTCACCTTCGCGGCGGGGGCTGCGGGGGTCTTGGCCGCTGGATTGGCCACTGACTTGCCCGTGGCCGTTCGCCACGTGTCAACCAGATACTTGATCTCGCTGACGTCGCCTTCGGTAATAACACGCTCATAAGTGTCCCGCAACAGGCCGGGGATACTCTTGTCAGTGCGTGCCCACTGTATCACCGGGTCGGCGACCTGGTCGTAATCCGGGATCGCGCGGCGCAGCGAGTCGTACTGGTGATCCGCCTGGACGACCTGAAGGTTCTGGAACGTCGGCGCAAGCGCCGCGCCGATCCGCTGCTCGACCGCTTGCTGGGTAGCGATCGAGGAGCCTCGCAGCGCGAGACCGACCGCCTCCATGATGTCGGGCCAGTCCTTTTGGACCTGAGCCAGCCGCGCCAGCTCCTGCTGGTTGTAAAGCGGAGGGGCTTGGGGCTGCTGCTGGGCCGGGGCTTGGGGCTGCTGGACCGGGCGCTGCTCGATCGCCTTGACGAAGCGCGCGAGCAGCTCCTCCTGGCTTGGATGGGGGGCTGCCACAGGCGCGGCCTTGACGGCGGGGTCTGTGGCAGCCGGGCTGTCGTCCCCTGTTTCCTCACCGCCACTTGCTGGCTCAGTGGGCGTGTCGGGTTCGACGACAGGTGTCTCAGTGACCGCGGTCGACTTCGCTTCGGCATCCGCAAGAGCGGCCGGGTCGGTGGTCGTTGGGTCTTTGCCGAAGTCGGCCGGGATCGGCTTTTTCTCCGCAGCGAGCGAGGAGAGGTTGTCAAAGAACGACCCGAAGTCGTCCTCGACAGTGCGGATTTCGTCAACCATGACTTACTCCTTCGGTAACTCGGGTCTCGCGACCGTCAGTTTCTTGATCAGGTCGGCGTAGACGATCGCTTCAGCCTGGATGGGTCCAAAAGTCTGGGGATTGGCGACAAGCAACTGGTCCTTGGCGTCCTCAAGCAGGAGCCCCAGGAGCCGCTGGAGGGCCAGCATTTCCGGGTTGTCCTTGAACTTGACCAGGAGCTTGAGCAGCTCCGTCGCCTCCTGGCGGCGCGTTGGGGTCGGAGGCAGTGGGTTGGGCTGGGGCTGGGGCACCTAACTGTACTCCTCGTTCGAGTAGGTCGAGCACTGACTGGATGGATTGGGCGTCTCCGGCGGCGATGTTCTTCTGGCCGCCTGCGATGTCCTTGAAGGAGGCGGCCAAGACCTTCCTGATCTGGGCCTGCATCATCTCGTCGGTCTGCTGATCCTTCTTGGCCTGGTCCTGATCCTGCGCGGTCTGGCGGCGCGCCGCCTCGCTCGGGGTGACGAGGATGTCGTCCATGTCGCGCGAGCGCAGCCGGACCTGGAGCAGCTTGCGCTGATCGACGTGCAGCTTCTCCTCAGGCGTCAGTGTCGTGACGAGCTGGTCCGCCTGCATGCCGCGGACCTCCTTCTGGATCAGGCTGGTCGCGCCACGCGGCACCACGTTGTAGTCGGCGACATGCGCCTCATTCGGGTTGAAGACCTTGTTGAAGGCCAGGATCGAGCTGATCACCGACTGGGTGAAGCTGTCATAGGCGCGGACCATGTCCTTGAACGGCAGCGCGGCGTCGCCCTTGAGCATGCTCGCGCCGGACGCCGTCCGGTACGGCTCGCTCGGCATCTGCGACTGGTCGCCGCCATCGGCCGGGCCAACGAAGGTCTCGCTGTCAGCGAACTTGAGCCCCAGCTCGACAATCTTGAGCAGGTCTGGCATGTGGGCGTCGATCTGGATGTTGCGCACCGCCGGGAACTGGGCCTCAGGGCCGGTGCCCTCGCGATACCACATCTTATAGGAGCGCAGGCTCGTCAGGTCCTGATCGAGCCGCAGAAGGTCAGTGTTAAGTTCGAGGTTCGGGCCACAGGTCACGGACGCGTTGTCGAGCAGCATCCGCGTCGCCGCGCTGACTATCATCTGGCTGTCGCGCATGGCGTTCGGCAAGCCGAAGCCGATCGGCGAGGTGTCGTCCTCGTCATACATGAAAGTGTGGACGGTCTTGACGTCCACGCCGAGCTTCACCCACGGGTTCATCTTGGCGCAGATCACATTGCCATCGAGCACCCAAATCTCGGCGTCGATCTCCTCGTGCAGTTTGTCCTCAGGAACATCGACGCCGCACTGGGCGAGCGAGGAGCCGTCGATCTTGCCGTGCCAGGAGCGCAGCTCGTATTTCTGGGTGTCGGGCTTCTGCTCGTTCACGTTGGCGCGCACGCCCATGACGCGCAGCTCCAGCTCGAACTCCAGTTGCTTGTAGTTGCCGACCGGGTGCGAGGCGAGGTAGCGCTCGATCACGTCGCCGAAGAAGTCCTTGCGCTTGCGCAGCGCGAGCACGTCGGACTTCGACATGATGCGGCGCACGAAGTAGCCGTCGCCGGCCGCGAAGGTGCTGGCGGAGAGGTCAGGGTAGAAGTCCCAGATGCGCAGAAACTCGAATTGCGGCAGGTAGACCTTGACCGACTTCGGCATCGGCACGCCGGCCTCGTCGTCCATCTCCCACTGGACCGTCTTGCCCTCACGGACGAACGGCCCCACAAGCACGCCCAGGCCGTACTGGATGCCTGAGCGCAGGACGCGGCGGTTCAGCGCCACGTAGTCCTCGGTCTGATCGCCGCCAAGCTCCTGGAGCTGGTCGTCGATGACAAGGCTGAGCTTCTGCGCGCGATCGAGCATGAGCTGATGGACGGCGTCCATGGCGTACTCGGGCGTGACCGCCTGCGAGACGCCCTCTACCTGGTCGCGCTCCTGCTGCTTCTGGATCGCCTCTTTAACGTCGTCGGGGGTGATGCTCGGATCGGGCGCGGGCTCCAAGGCCCAGTTGCGCTCGTTGCCGGGGAACATCAGGTGCATGAGCTTCGCCAGCACCGTGATGCACTTCACCCGCGTGATGCGAGGATAAGCCTTCGAGCGGCTCTCGCTGAGCTGGTACTCGACCTCGGGGTCGTAGACGCCGAGATATTGCCGCTGGTTGCGCATCCACCGCAGCTCGGCGATGCGCCGGTCCCAGCGGTAGCTGTTGAACAGCATCTCAAGCCTGTTCGCGATCAGCTTCAGGTCTTCTGCGCGGATCACTTTGGTCGGCGCGCCGCCGCCCTGCGGGACACTGACGTCCGGCGGGTCGAGTTCGGTGTTGAGGGGCGTCTGTGCGACGGGGATCATTGCTGCGCCTAGCGAATGTGGTAACTTGACATATCACGCACACCAACACGCGGCAATGCCGAGACACTGACACGCTCCTGACGTGGCTAGGTATGCAGTCACGCGGCTCAGATGAGGCATCAGGCGTTCATAGCCTCCGAGGGAGATATTGCAGTCGTGGCACAACACTCCACGCACTCTCCCGGTAGTATGGTCGTGATCCGTCATCCATCCAGGGCCACGGGTGGTTGCGGACGCACATATCGCGCATTTACGCCCTTGCAGCTCGAACATATCCTCCCACTGCTCCGAAGTAATCCCATAGTTGTATTTCAAGTTACGCTTGCGGAGCACCTCAGAAGTATTATTAGCTTTTCGCCACGCGCGATAGTAAGCAGCATATCGTTCTGGGTTGGCCTCACGAAATCTTACACGCTCCACACGATTACACGGCTTACACCACCTTTGAAGCCCGTCGCGCTCACCTTTGGAACGAGAGAACTCAGCCTTAGGTCGCGAGACCCCGCACCTCTTGCATATCTTCATAGCATCCAGCCTCTATCGCACGTGGTACGAGTTTGCGCCACGAAAGTCTTGCCTGGGCAGCGGTGTAGCAGCGTACCGCGCCTGGGCCTCTACTCCCTTGTGGAAGTACCGGCAGCCGTAGCCGAAACCATCACCTGTGTGCGAGAACCAATTCTTCTCCGGCTCAGTTCCCTTAATATCATCTTTCTTCACGTCCATAGAATAGCGCCAGCCGCCTTTGAGCGCCCGGATGACAGTGGGGCAGTGCACCGGGTCGATCTGCATCGCCGGTTGGCCGTTTACGTTGGTATTGAGGAAATGGTCGATCGCGTTAATGCGCAAAGGCAGCCGATTATTGGTCTCGATCGCGATCGGATAGAACTGACGGATGATCCGGGCGCTCGTTTGCTCGTCCGAGTTGGCTCTGATGGCCGCCGCGGGGTCTGGAGCAATTAAAATCTTGGCTCTAGGGAAGCGAACATTAACATAAGGCTGCACACGCTCAGTAATGATACGTCGCGCACCCATTCCGCGCTGTACAAGCTCGCCAAGGACGTTTACGCGCCCTGTCCACTCCCGCTGGAAGAAGATACAGGACGATCCACCGAGCCCTGGGTCCATTCCGATGACGAGCTGGAGCCTTGGATCGTACTTGAGACACTCTTTTGCGATGTGTATGTCGGGGTTAAAGGATGAAATAACGGGCTGCCCGGCGGCTGAGAAGCCCCATTCAGCCTCAATATACTGCTTAACCCAAGCACGGGACTTGCCCTTCGCCAGATTGGAGTAATAGCCTCGTTTTCCGGGCAGGTTCTCGATGTTCTCCGCGTCAACAGCGAGGCCAGACGGCTGATGATAGTACCAAGCGTTATTGATGTGGCTGATGTTCCCGTCGACATCGACCACTGTGGCGTCGTCGGGCGGCAGGCCCTTGAGCGCCTGGGCTGCCTTCTGCGCCTCGGGGTCCTTCGGGAACTCGATCGGGATGCACCCGATCGCCCCACTCTCCTCATCGGGCGTCGCGTGGAGGTAGTCGTACCACCAGACATCCTCTGTGCCGGGGTTGGACGCCCCCCACATGCCCCAGTTGGTGCAGCCGACGTCTCCGTCCGGCTTAAACCGCCCGAGCCGGCCCTGAAGGCTCTCGATGATGGCGCGCGGTATCTCGCGGAACTCGTCGATCAGGGCAAACGTAACTTCGAGACCGAGTACGCGCGCCACATCGGCGGGAGTGTCGAGGGCTCGGAACAGGACCTCGCACTGAACATCCCCCCAACGTAATGTGAAGGTGTTCTTGGCGGCCTCCCACTCTCCGGCAACACCGTCTTTGAACCAGTAATTCCAAGACACCAGGGTGTTGTCTCGGAGCTGCGGGAACGTATTTCGGACGACAACAGCGCGAGAGTAACGTATGCCATCGGGGCTTTTCTCCTGAAGCTGGGCCATATAGACCAGCTTGAAAAACATAGCTGTAGTCTTAGCCGAACCGAACGGCCCGACGATCCAGTTATAGAAAATCTCGCCTGGCAAATACTTCTTGATGAAGGCTTTGGCGATCGGGGGCGGGCGGTAGTTGATGACCTGGGCGAGATCGGCCATGGCTAGGCCATCCGCGTCGGGAGGTCGTCCGCCTTCTCACTGACGATCGGCCAGCGGCATATGCGACCGTCCCACAGCCAGACCGGCAGCTCGGCCGAGAAGTCCATCTGCGGGAAGCCGGCGGCACCGACCGGGCATGTCCTCACGCGGAGGAACTGGGCGATGTCGGCCGACATGCGGAGCGGATCAGTTGGTCGGACGAGGCGGGTCATGTCAGTGGGAGAGCCGATAGACGCTGACGAAGGCGGCGACGATCGAGCAGCCGGCGAGGATGCCGAGCAGGGTCCAGCCGACTTCGGAGCGGAGCTTCTCGAACACAGCGCGGCCCACCTCGCGAGAAGGAAAACTGGGGCATATGCGACCATCACAAGCCCAGCACTGAGCAGGAAGAACGCCGGCACGAACCAGAAGGCAGACCACATTCACGTCAGCCTCCGCGGTGGGTAGTCGCCCCGGATGATGTTCGCCCACACCTCAAACGGCGCGAGCGGCGCGCTGAGTAGGATCGCGAGGGCGAAGATCGGCGCGAGGCGCGGCCAGATGAAGAAGAAGGCCATGGGCTCAGTCCCACGTCTTGGGGAACGTCGGGGGGCCACCGATCGGCTTGCGGAAGAACCACAGCGGATCGTGCAGGAACAGGTCGAAGATGTTCGATCCCCAGCTCATGGGTCCACCGCCGGGTGCAGCGGCATCTCGGGCTCGCGCGGGATCGGGCGCTCCTCGATGTGCAGGACGGAGCCGTCCCAAACAAAGAAGTCCGAAGTCGTGTGCGGCTTGACGATCTCCTCGGAGCGGAACGTGCCCATGTCGTACCGGATGACGCTGACCGGCCAGCCGGCGTGCGCGTCCACAGTGATCTTGGTTGTCATAGTTCAGTCCTTCTCGCCGAATGTTAATTCGCGGGTCATATCAGTGTCTCCTAGCTTCAGATGTCCGATTGTGTCGCCTTCAGCTCGGCGATCTTCTCCGAGAGCGCCTCGATGACCTCGTCGATCGTGGCGAAGTTCTCATCGCTGCCAAAGAGGTGCTGGTGCACGAGCGCGTCTAGCGCCTGCTCGAATGTGGTCTCCATCACAGCACCTTCTTGACGTCGGCCTCGACCTTGGCTGCGGCGTGCTCGACATCCGTGAGGATGCCCTGCGCCTTGGCCTGGGCGACCGTGGTGGGGAGGGGGGTGGCTGCCTTGGCGACGGCGGCCTCGACCTTGGCGGTCGCGCCCTGAACGGCGGCGACGCCAGCCTTGGTCCGCAGGAAGCGGTACAGCTCGTAGCCCGCGATCACGAGGATGACGACAGCCACAGCAACCCAACCCGTGAGGGTGTGGTCGGCGGGCGGTGCCGGCTTCGCCGCGAGCGCCTGAAGATCGGAGACGGCCTTGTTGATTGCGCCGACCGCGGAGCCGAGATCGGCCGCGTTCAGGCACGCCGGTACGACAGGGTGAGCCATGACGGCCTCCTACTTGGCAGCGTCAGCGAGCGCTGTGGTGGCGTTGGTGAGCGCGTTGGCGACGGCGGTGAGCCGGGCGACGTGCTGGGCGATCTGGGCCTCGGAGGCGACGTGCGCCGCGGCGAGCGCGGCGGTGCCTGTGGAGACCGTGCCTAACGCGTTGGCCGCCTGTTCGAGGCGGGTGGCGATGGCGTCGAGTTCATTGATGGCGGCCATGACGGGGCTCCTGTGTCTGGAGCCCCCTATATAGGTCAGTGGCGCTACACTGACAAGTGTCGCGTCTGTGCAGCGACCCGAATAGTGGCGCGTCGCCACTCTGTCTCCTGCCGGCGCGCCAGGTCTTCGCGATGGCGCTCGGCGGCCTTGCGGCGGTTCTGCTCGGCCCATGCCGACTGACGGAAGGCTTCCGCCTCTCCGTCCGCCCAGGTGTCCCACATCTGCTCGTAGCTTGTCATGACCCTCGTACCTCTTTGACCTGCTCGGCGATGTCGTCGAGCACCTTGTTCCGCACCTGCTCGTAGGTCCGCAGGTGCTTGAGGTTTTGGTCGGCCTTCAGGCTCCAGCCGGCGAGATTGCCCAGCCAGAAGCAGGCCGCACCAAAGACGATCAATGCGATGATGTGCACCACGACACCTCAATGGCAGCTGCCACCCGTCCACTGGTTGCCTTGAGGCGCGGTGATCGGAGAGCCGGAGATCATCCCGATGTTGCCTGAGATGGTCGAACTCGCGACCGGCGTCGTATAGGTCTCCAAGTTTGTTACCGGGCTCGAAGAAGACCCATAAGGAGCCCACGAGGGCGTCGAGGCGAGGGCATAGGTTCCCGTTCCACCTGTGCCCGTCGTGCCTGCTGTCCCATAAGGTGCGATGGCGACGGCGTTGGCCGAGCCACCGACCGTGAACGCGCTGACCATCGCACCGGGCAGGAACTGTCCACCGGACAGCGATGTGATGGTCATGATGTTGCCGGCAACCCAACCCGTCGCGCTGTCGACGGACCCTAGATTACCCATGCAGTCCGCGACGCCAGTGTCGTCGATCCAGTTGCCTGTGACTTGCAGATTGGTGATTTGGTTCATGCCTGCGAAGAAGACAAGGCCATATGCGACCTGCTTCGCCCCTGCATTGGTGTTGGTGACAATCGTGTTGTTCGCTACAACGCAGTTGTCGGTGGTCGTCCCGTTGCCTGAGGTGCAGCTGAACGGTGTCGATATGGCGTTGCCGGTTGATGTGACGATGATGAGGTTGCCTTGATACGTCTCGCTGATGTGCGAGCCGGCAAGGCCAGGGCTCATCGTCGCGGTAGCTCCGTGCTGGCCTGCTGGCAAGTCAGGATTGACACTGAACCCGTCCACGACGTTGCCAGACACCATCAGGATGCCGTTGGATAGATCGCCGTTGAGTGGTCTGCCGGGGATGTTGTGGAAGTAGCTATTTGTTACTGTGAGGTGAACCGGGGCGGCGTTCGTCCCTTGAATGCCGATCTGAAACGGCTGCGAGCCCATGGCGGCGGTGCTGAAGTCGGCAGAGACCTGCGTGATGGTGACGTCGGCGTCGACCCCGCTCTGGACGTAGAACTGGGCGGTGCATTCGACCGTTGGCCCACAGCCGGTCAGCTTATCGTTCTCGACGAGGATCGCACCGGTCGCGTTGCTGCTGGAAAGGAATATCTCAGAACCATCTATCGAGAGGTCCTGAAACGAGATCGGCGTCGCGCCCCAGTTCGAGCAGTAGAAGCCGGGGTGCGTCAGCGAGTAATAGGGGCTGGTATGGTAGGTGCAGGCGGCAGGCATGCAGCCGCTCGTCTGGACTTGCACACCACCCACTGCTGCGCAGGTCGGCGCGCTGTTTGCTTCGATGAAGGTGTGTGAGGTGTCGAAGCCGACCGGGGTGTCACGGCCAGGGAGCGCGCGAGACGGCACGGACTTATAGGTCTGCCCCGACGTCGCGCGATCGGTGAGGATCGTTGGATCGTAGAACGACAGCCCCGCGCCTTTGTGCATCGCAGGGCGCTCAATCGAGCCGGCGAAGGCAGGCGCGGCCAACGTGATGGCTGCGACCAGGAG